CAGAACGCGATCGTTGATGATGTTCAACTTAATTGCTCTGTTTCTGTCGCGGAGATAAATGAGATGGTCGCGGATTTAGTTGGTCGTGTTTACACAACCGATTTGTTTCGAGACTTAACGCTTGAAGAAGCGTGCGCGTCCTATGGGCGTGTTAGGTCCATTGATTTGGCGCGTTCGGCCGGCCCTGGTTTCGTTGGTAATAAATCTGCCTATGTTGCTAGGGGCGCTGATGGTTCTTGGGTGCCTGGTGAGGCCCTGGCGCTTGCTGTGGCCGTTAGGTTGCGGCTGTTGCAAGGTGGCCTGAACATATCTGGCTACCGTGGTTTTCTGAAAGATGAGTTGCGACCGTCAAGTAAGATTGCTACGGGTGCAACCCGTACGATTAGTGTTTCTACGTTTGATGAGTACATGGTCTTACGCATGTTTTTGAACCCTGTGCTTGACCATATTTTGAAGTGTAGGGCTGAGATTGGCATCATTGTTGGTGCCAATGCTGTAGCTGATGCGAAGTGGTTTATTGCGCGTGCAAGGCGTGTTTCACCGGACCTGAAAGGTTGGGATGGGGACTTTAAGTCCTTCGACCGTGTTTTCTCGTCCGGTATTATGCGCATTGTCACGTGCATTGCTTACCACGTTGCCCGATGTCATGGTTATTCCCCAGATGCTTTGTCTAATTTTTGGCTTGCTTTGAGTAGCCTTGTGCCGAGGTGTGTGTTGATTGACACGATGAGCCTTTGGTACAGTTCAGGCAACCCGTCTGGGTGTGCTGGCACCACGCTTTGGAACACTTTAGCAGTGGTGTGCTATTTGTTCCTCGCGTTTATGCGTCTGCGGCCTGACACGACTTATGTTTTCTTTGATTGTGTCTATCCGTTGGTGTATGGGGATGATTTTGTGGCGTTTGTTGCGCCGCATGTTCGTTCCTGGTACACCCCAGCGAAGGTTGCTGGGGTGTTACGAAAGTGTTTTTCGCAGACTATGACTGCTGCCGATAAGACTGAGTTAACTAGTGATTTCCATGATATCACCGAGATGACCATCTTGAAGCGTAGGTTTGTGTTTAATAATGACTTAAATGAGTGGGTGCTTGCTTTGGAGACTTCGTCTATTTTGAAGTCGCTTAGCATGTCATCGGCGGAGCTTGGTGTCCCGCCTGAGGTGCGTGATGGCCAGGCCCTGGTCAATGCATATCGTGAATTGTGGGTGCATGGCGAAAACACCCTTGTTTCGTGGATGGGTAAGTTTGAACAGGCGGCGTCTTTGTTGCCGCCTGGTACTGTTTCTTTCCCGTCCATTGAGACTATGCGTGGTGAGTTCCGTGACGGGAATTTCACCACGTGGGACTGGAGTCCTTCGCTACGTTAGCATCGTAGTTGCCACGCTTGGCAGTGTGTTAAGCTGCCCGTGTGCTGGTTATATGGTGTCAAAACCGTGTTGTGCTACACGGGCCGATTGCCTGTACATGTTGGCCGTTGGCCATTTGCACAAAACCTCACGTGGTTATGAGTGTTTCCACTGTGTTGTAATTACACTTACTTCTATAGCTTCTCAAAATTCAATTGTGCCGTCTCAGGTCGGCTCTACGGGTGTGACGAACATCCTTAAAAGTCCTACTGTTGAGGACACTTCGCCTGCCGGGGACCTTGCTTCTGCTGAAACTACCTTGATTGCTACAAAATCTGAGGCGTTTCCTTTGGCCAGGTCCATGTTCAATGAAGTTAATGTTGATCCAACCCAGTTTTTTGAACGGCCCCTTACTCTTGCTCCGATTGTTTGGGACACGGCCTTCACTATTACTGGGTATGACTGGTGGTCAGAGTACTTTTCGATCACCGCGGTCCAGCGTAAGCTTTATGGGTATTCTAGGGCCAGGTTTGTTTTTAACCTGCGCTTTGAGTATCACCCTACAGCTTTTCATTTTGGCGATTTACTTATCGCCGCTGCGTTCAATCATTCGGGTATAAGTGGCAATAACGTTTCGTGCGCGGGTGGTTTGTTCCACTTTCCGCACTTGATGTTGTCTGCCGCTAACCCGACTGTGGCTGAGTTGCAGTATCCTTTCCATCGTATTCAACCTTACATGGATCTTACCGTGGCTGCGGAACTGACCCAGACTGGTCGCCCTATCTTTTACGCATGTCCTTTGGCCGCGCTGGGTTTTTCCAATGGGGCGACAGTGCCGCCC